CCCGGTGGCAAGCGGCTGGCGAAGAAGGCGCGTGGGCCGCGTCAGCCACCGACGAAGGCTACGACCCCGAAGAAGCCGCCGCCTTCGCCTTCGACCCCACCGTCGCCGTGGGGGTGGACTTAGCCGTCCCTGACGCCGAGGCCGACTCGGTCAGGGGCACGTCGGTGCCGACCTTTTCGATGTACCCGAGGTCTTCCAGAAGGCGCAGGTTGGGTCCCTGCAACTCGACGACGTCGCCGACGGCATGCGGGCGGTTAGAGCGGAACTGACGATAGACTTTCTTGGTATCTGGCCATACTTTGGTTATAGCACGGGAGGGGATTAAGCCATGAAAGATAAGGACGGACGTTGGTTGCACTGGTCCATGTCGAAACAGGCTCACGTCCCCACGCCGGCTAGGGTTGAGGCGTTCTTCGACGCATACGAGGCATTGTGCAAGCTGCATGGATTGACCCTCGGTCACGAGGACGGTCACGGGGCGTTCATCGTTGAGGACTACGATGAGAGCATCATCGGTTGGGTGCGCGGGGCTTACCTGAACCTTGACGATTCGCTGGATGAATAAACGAAAACGGCCCCTGAAAAGGGGCCGTTTCTTCAACAAAACCAAGGCTTTAGACGGTTAGCCCAAGATCCCCGAAAAAAAGAAGCCCAAAGACGAACCGACCAGCTTCTGGTCGAAGGCCATCTGACCTTCGATTCGGTCGCCAGCGAGCAGCGGCGCGCGCAGCTTGTCGACGGCGAGGCCCATTCCGCTGTACCCGCCCGCGAGGCCGGTCCAGTTGAAGGTGTAGCCAGCCGACGGCACTTCGATGCCGGGCGCGTCAGCGACGTGCAGCAAGAGCGCGTGCTTGCCTGCGATGGCGGCGGTCGAAGCAGCCTTGCCTTCGACGGCACCGTCCACGACGGCCTTGGACACGAGGAAGTTCTTCATCCCGAACATCGTCGCCAGGGTCTCTTCCGTGACCGACCGCGAGCTCGTGTACTTGATGCGGTCCACGATCGTGGGGTGCTCCTTCAAGGCCGCGAACACCCGGTAAGAGACCACCATCGTGTTCAGTTCCTGGCCAGTCGCCTCGAGCACGGTGATCTTCGCCGTGTCGACGTTGACGAGGGGGGTACCCGAGGTGTAGTCGTCCCAGTTGGTCGCGTTGGTGTTGTCCGTGCCCCAGACGCCGGTGGTGAAGAAGTCCGCCGCCCACGCCGCATCCTTACGGATGAGCGCTGCCTGAGCCAGCATCTGCACCGCGTTGCGGTCCTGGTCCAGGGGGCTGTCGGTCATCGCCCGGTCCTGGTCGCTGATGTCCTTGTGGAGCGCCCAGACGTCGCAGTAGTAGGTGTCGCTGGACAGGGTGTACCCGGATCCTGCGGATTCCTCGCCACCAGCGCGCTTACGCATCGAGTCACGCATGAAGGTCGCGCGGTCGAACACGAAGTACTTGTTGGAGCGCTTGTCGACAGCGATGTCCGGGAACACCTTCGAGGCGATGAAGTTGTCCTGCTTCTGCATGTAGCTCACGGAGAGCTGCGACAGCGGGACGTCGATGTGAGTCGTGGATTGAGTGGGCTGAGCCATGTTCTTGTTCCTGGTGGGGGCTGGGGGTTAGAGGCTTCGCCCGAGGTTGATGCAGTTGATTGCGCAGGTGACGAGCGCGCCGTCGTTGTCCGTGCCCTCAAGCGGGACAGTGAGGATTCGGCCGAGGCAGTACGACGCAGTCGAGGCGCCCGTACCCGGCGTGAGCAGCACGGCTCGGCCAGCGGCGTCGATCGTGACCAGGGGATTCGTCACCGAAGTGATGTCAGTCCCGCCGACCCGAACCTTGCTGATGCCGAAGAGCGCGACTTCGGCCAGTTGGCCCTGCGACGGCAGGTTCTGAAGGACTCCAATCGGGATGTCAGTCGCCGCGGCGCACGCAATGACATTGCCATTGGTGACTTGCTTCACGAAGGCATACTGGGCAGTAGCCGCGGTCAGGTCGCTTGCAGCGGTGAAGGACTGGATAAACAAGTTTTTTTCTGAAGCCACTTAAAACGCTCGGGGTCGGAAGGTTGAATATCAGGTCGGGTTTAGCGGGCCGCTCGTTCGGCTTGGTGCTTGTCGTAGAGCGAAGGATCGGCCTTCATGACGGCCTCAACCGCTTGCGCGAGGGTGGGGGCGCCCTTCTCGGCGACGACCTTCGAGGCGCGCTTCTGGATTTCGTCCCAGGCGCTAGCGGTCGCGTCAGCCGCGACGGTGGTGCCCTTCGGCTCGAGCGCGGACTTGGCCAAGGCGTCGAGCTTCTTGAGCAGGGCCTCGAGCTTCACGCCAGCGACGGGGTCGACCTTCGAGACGTTACGAAGCAGCGGGCCGAGGTCGGCAGCGGGCTCGGGGAGGTTTTTGAAGTCGACGCTGGCCTTCTGGATGCACTCAGCGACGGCAGCGGCCTCGACCTGAGCGGCTAGAGCCTTCTCGACTTCGACCTTCTCGGCTGCGGCCTTAGCCAGCGCGTCGGTCTGAGCCTTCTCGAGCTCGACGAGGCGCGCTTCGAGGGTCGCTTTTTCGACCGCGGCCTTTTCGAGGGCCACAGCGGACTCCGCGGCGGCGGCGAGGGCCTTCTCGAGCTCGACAGTGGGTTCGGCAACAGTCACATCAACCTCATCGAGAGAATCAGCAGATTTACGCAGGTATACGCGGCGGCCGTTGGCACCTTTGCCAACCAATGAGACTTCGTTCACCTTGAGCTTGCTTAGATAGCTAGCCATCGGAAATCTGAGTCCTCACACCTTCGCCGCCGATGGAGAGCCCATCGACTTCACCCTTTTCGACAGCGGCCCAGAGGGCGTCGTCGTGGACCTTGATCGTCATGACCCAGGACCCCTTCGTAATCGTTTCAGTCCCGACCACGAAGTCAGCCGGCGCTATAAAGGTTTCCACCATTGAAGCGTCTGCTTTGACTATGTTACCAGACTTATCTTTCGCGTGTTCGGCACCGATGATGCGGCTATCGATTGCGTATTCGTGTGCCGCTTTTTCAATCTCGTCCGCGGTAAGAATGTCGCCTTGAAGGTCCTCGACACCGGGCGCCAAGACGACGCAAGAAAGGAGTTGCTTGGGGCTGTCAGCCGCTTTGAGGACGGCAGTGCGGGCGAAGGTGGTCATGGCTAGGCCTCGGGGGTGGGGGTAGGGGTGGGGTCGGTGGGGGGCGCTTTAGCGGCGGCCATGGCGGCGGTAGCGTCGGCCGCGGCCTTAGCCTCGGCGTCGAACAGCCCTTGGAGGTCTTCTTCCTCTTCAGGGAGGTCCGCGAAGCCGCGTAGCTTCGCCTCGACTGCCGGGGTCGGATGGAGGAGGCCGTTACTGGCCAGCGCGCCGAGGTACGTGCCAAGGGCCATGAGCTCGGGCTTGTCCAGCGCGCCGGGGCATATATACGCGCGGTCCTCTTGGGCGACGCCGTTCACATCGTAGAGCCGCTTCACAGCGGTGTTGTTCAGCGTTGCCGCGATGGTGTTGACGTACCACCCGAGGCTTCTGAGGAAGTTCGCAGACTTCTCCGCACCAAGTGCGAAGGACCCTTGCTTCTCGGTGCCGAGGATGATGAACTCAGCAGCCATCGACATGGCGATGCGTGCGTCATAGCGGCGGATGACCGGGTCCGGCAGCATCTTAGAGCCACCGTTGGTCGTCATCAGTTCGATTGAGTAGCCGGTGGCCTGATTCGTTTCGCCAGGCACCAGATTGCTGGGGAAGACGATGCCTTCACACTCGTCCCGGTGGATCAACTGAACCAGGCGCTCCATCTCCGCGCGGGTGCTGCGCTGGGCCGCCGACGCGTTCGCGGACATAATCTGAGCCGGCACCTTGATGACGGGCAGGCCGTTCAAGTCGCGGGCGATGCCGACTGCCTCGATCTCCTCGAGGCGCTTCTTCAGGAACCATGACCGGTACGCACCGCGAAGGATGCTGACGCCTTCGGGGTTGTTCTTGTAGGGTCGGGTGCGGAACAACACGCACCGGTCCATGGGCAGGAAGACGTCGTAGCCGCTGCCACCGACACCACCGCCGAAGCCGTAAGCCGAGCCTGAAGGGGCGGTCTGGTACGCGCCCTTAATCTCACCGGTACCGGCGTCGATTTCCCAGCGGTCGATGGTCGACTGTGGGCGCAGGGCCAGGGCCCGCCACCCGAACCGGCCGTCCGTAGACGTAGACCGGTACCTACCGTTCGTTTCCTGCGGCCCGACTCGGACCTTGTAGACGACCTCGTGAAGGCTGTAGCCGTAGACGAGGAAGGACAGGATGTCGGAGATGTAGTCGCCCCATGGCGCGTCCATGTCGTCCATGCACGACCGCAGGAAGTCCGCCTCCGCCTCGGCTTTGGGGCCGGTGCCGGGCTCGACGTTCCATTCAGCCTTACGGAGGAAGGACTCGATCGCGTAGAAGACCGCGCCGACCGTCGCGTCGTTGGCCCGCATCTCCTCGTAGACCTTGACGGCCTTGGGACCCTGCAACGAACGGTGGAATTCCTCCTGAACGCGACCGTTGTAGTGGCGGAGGCCGGGAGTACCTACTTCAATGGTGCTGGGCGCGAGGCGTTTTCTGGGCACGTAGGTCCTAGCGGATGAAGTCGCATCCGCCACTTGACGGGTACGTATCCGGTACTAGGATAACACGCACGGACGCCGCCTCTGGACACACGGCACCGCATGAGGTACGCATGAGGAGCCGGCACAGCCCAGAAAACAACGCTTATGGTGCGACTGGCGGACGCCTGGCTATGCAGGCTTTCAGGCTGAAGTGCCGGGCGCAGACCGCGTCCGGTCCCCGCGCGAAGATGTTGCTGGACCTGTCGAAGGTCTACGTCACATGGGGCTTGGCGAAGGTGCACGCTGAGCACGACTCGGCGATGACGCCTGGATTGGTCCAGGACGCGGCCCTGCGCCTGATGCGGGCGCGGTCTCAGGCGGGACGTAGTATCCTGATGGCATGCCCGCCTATTACCCAGACCTCAATCTAATCTCCGCTTCAGCGGCAACGGTCTACAACATCAACCTGTCGACCTTGCCGCTCAAGGTGCCTAGTCCGGCATCGAATGAGTTTAAGCAGGTCTGCCGGTATGAAATCACCAACGGCCACTCGGCATCCTACGTCGCGTTTGCTTTATCGACCGCGGCCAGCCCGGCCTTTGTGTCTTCGGTCGCAGGCATCATCGCCCCGACAGAGGGCCACCGCGTGTTTCCGCTCTCGGCCAAGTCCTTCGTCACCTTCAGTGACCTGCCCTTGTGGATCGTCGCCTCGGCGGCTTCCACGCCCGTGCAAGTCATCCAGTACAACACCGCGATCCCCGGCTCGGTTTCCTAACCATGGCATGGACTAACAC